GTCGACGGCGTCATCTGGATGGGCGACCTCGTCATCAACGCCTTCAAGGTCGCGGCGGCGGGCGCCACGTATGCTTTTCAGGGTGTGCCCGATGCGGTCGGGGCCCTAGCCGTCGGCGCTGCGAATGCCGTGATCGATGCCGTGAACTGGATGATCGAGAAGGCGCTGGCCGGGATCAACGCTCTGGCCGAGGCGGCGAACGCAGCCCTTGAGGCGGTCGGCCTTGATCCGGCCCTGTCCACTTTGGACCCGGTGACGTTTCGGATCGACAGCGTGGCGAACCCCTATGCCGCACGGGATGCCGAACGTCGCGCAGCCCTGGCGGCGCAAATCCGCGGCATCGTCTCGGGCTCGCCCCTCTCGGAATACTTCAACGACGTCCGCGATCGGGCGCTGCAAATCTCGATCACGCCCGACGCTCCGGCCGAAGGCGGCGCGGGTGGCGGCGGTGGGCCGTTGCAGACGGCCGAGGAAGTCGCCGTAGCCGCCGATGTCGCAGCAACCGGCTGGGCGGCCGTCAGCGAGGCGCTTTCAACCTATGCAGCCGAGGCCGCCAACTGGGGCGGCAGCGTAGGCGAGGCGATCACCAGCGCGTTTCGGGCGGGCGAAGAGGCCGTCGCGGAATTCGTCCGGACGGGGAAGCTGGATTTCTCGAGCCTCGCCACCTCGATCATCGCTGATCTGGCCAAAATCGCCTTCCGCCGCTTCGTCTTCGGCCCTCTCGCCTCGGCGCTGGGCGGGATACTGGGCGGCATCGGCAGCGGATCGATTTCGGCCGGGGTCTACCATTCCGGCGGCCGGGTGCCCGGGCCCGCCAGCATGATGATCCCCGCCGCCGCCCTCGCCACCGCCCCGCGGCTTCACAATGGCGGCGGGATGGGCCTTGGCTCCGACGAATACGCCGCCGTCCTTCTGCGCGGCGAACGCGTCCTGAACCGTGCCGAGACCCGCGCCTGGGAAGGCGGGGCGGGCACCACCGTCAACATCTATGCCCGCGATGCCGAGAGCTTCCGCGCCTCCCGCGCGCAAGTCGCCTCCGACATCGCCCGGGCCGTGGCCTATGGCCGAAGGAGCAGCTGAATGGCGTTTCACGATATCAGGTTTCCGGACAGCATCAGCCGCGGCGCGAAGGGCGGGCCGGAACGCCGCACACGCATCGTCGAACTGGCCTCTGGCGACGAGGAACGCAACGCCTCCTGGGCCAACTCGCGCCGCCGCTACGATGTCTCCTATGGCGTGCGCCGGGCAGACGATCTGGCCGCGGTCGTGGCCTTCTTCGAGGCCCGCAACGGCCGCCTGCACGCGTTTCGGTTCAAGGATTGGTCCGACTATAAGTCCTGTCTGCCCTCGGCCGCGCCTGCCGCCACCGACCAGATCATCGGCACCGGAAACGGCAGCACGACAGTGTTTCAGCTGGTGAAGACCTATGCCTCCGGCGCGCAGTCCTGGGCGCGGGCGATCATCAAGCCAGTCGCTGGCACGGTGACGGTTTCGCTGAACGGCATCGCGCAGGGATCAGGCTGGTCAATCAACACCACCACCGGCACCGTTAGCTTCGCTGCCGCGCCCACCATTGGCGTCGTGATCCGGGCCGGGTTCGAATTCGACGTGCCAGTGCGCTTCGACACCGACGAATTGCCCGTCACGCTTGACATCGAACGCACCGGCTCCATCCCCTCCATTTCCCTGATCGAGGTGCGCCGATGACCCCACCTAAAGACCGCAACACCATGGGCTTCGTGGCCTATGTCAGCCTCGCGCTGGCCCTCTCCGCCCAGGGCGGCGCCGCGATCTGGTGGGCCGGGATCATCAACACCCGCGTCGCCATGATCGAACGGCAGATGGATGACCTCCTGCTGATCCGCCCCGAGCAAATCCGCGACATGGCCGAGACCCTGCGCGCAATCGCCGTGATCGAGGAACGCATGATCCGCCTCGACGAGAACATCGCTCGCATCGGCGCCGCCGTCGGCCGCCTCGAACAACAGGACCGCACCCCATGAAGACCCTGCCATCAGGTTTCCAGGCGCATCTGGATGGAGGCACCACCACGCTTGCATGGTGCTGGCGGCTGCAGCGCCGGGATGGCGCGGTGTTCGGGTTCACGGACCATGATCGCCCCCTCAGCTTCGCGGGCATCGGCTTCGAACCCGAGACGGGTTTCGCGGCCAGCGAGATCAGAAGCCTCGCCGATCTCTCGGTTGATGCCTAGGACGTCCAAGGCGCCCTCAGGTCAGACCGGATCACCGAGACCGATATCGCTGACGGGCTTTGGGACAATGCCGCAGTCGAGGTTTGGCTGGTGAACTGGCAGGCGGTCAGCCAGCGCGTGCTGATGCGGCGCGGCAGCATTGGCGAGATCAGGCGCGGACGGCACGCCTTCACCGCCGAGGTTCGTGCGCTTGCGCATCTTCTGAACCAGCCAGTTGGCCGGACGTTTCAGTATTTCTGCGACGCGACGCTGGGCGATGCGCGCTGCGGGGTCAACTTGACCGGCCCAGCCTATCGCGGCACAGGGTCCGTCACGGCCACGATCGGCGACCGGCGGTTCACCGTGGCAACGGGTCTCGGGGCCTTTGCCTCGGGCTGGTTCGATTTCGGGGTGGTGGAATGGACCTCCGGCGCCAATGCCGGGCGTCGGGCAGAAGTGGCAAGCCACGCCTTGGCCAATGGCACGGCCACGATCACCCTGCTGGAAGCGCCGGTGCGCCCGATCACGGCAGGTGACGCCTTCGCCATCACCGCAGGCTGCGACAAGCACCACGCCACCTGCCGCGACCGCTTTGGCAATGCGCTAAACTTCCGCGGCTTCCCCTCGATCCCCGGTGACGATCTGGTGACGCGCTATCCGAACGAGACCGACATCAACTCCGGCGCACCGCTGCGCCCCCTTGCCGATGGCTAGAATGGGCAAGCTTCGCGCGTTGGGCGGCGAGGATTTGCCCTCGCAGGCAACGGTCCGCGCCCCAGCCGATCCCGCCCGCGTGGTGGCGATCGCGGAAAGCTGGCTTGGAACGCCTTACCTGCATCAGGCCTCCGCCCGGGGTCTAGGCACCGATTGCCTCGGACTTGCCCGCGGCATCTGGCGCGACCTGCACGGGGCCGAACCCATCGCCCCGCCGCCCTATACCCGCGACTGGGGCGAGAGCAGCGGGCGCGAAGTGATGTGGGAGGCGGCAAGGGCCTTCCTGATCGAGATCCCCCTGGCCGCGCCCGAACCCGGCACACTGATCCTGTTCCGCATGGTGGCAAGCGGTCCTGCCAAGCACTGCGGCATCCTCGTGCCCGGCCCTGCCCTGATCCACGCCCGCGAGACCACGGGCGTCACGCGCGAACCCTTCACCCTGCCCTGGCGCCGTCGCGCCGTGGCGGCTTTCCTCTTTCCAGGCTGATCCCCATGGCAACCATGCTCCTCGCCGCCGCCGGTTCCGCAATCGGCAGCGCCTTCGGTGGTGCGTTTCTCGGCTTCAGCGCCGCCACGATCGGCGGCGCGATCGGGTCCTTTGCAGGCTCCGTCATCGACAGCCTCATCATCGGCTCGCTTGCCCCCGACCAGCGCATCGAAGGCGCCAAACTGGACGATCTGCGCCTGACATCGGCGACCGAAGGGGCGGTCATCCCACGCCTTTACGGCACGATGCGGCTTGGCGGGAATATCATCTGGGCCACGGATTTCCGCGAGGAGCAGTTCCGCCAGACCCAAGGCGGCGGCAAAGGCGGCGGGCCCAAAGTCGTCACCGAAGGCTATCGCTACTACGCCTCTTTCGCCGTTGCTCTTTGCGAAGGCCCGATCGGCGGCGTCTGCCGTATCTGGGCCGATGGCAAACCCTTCGATGTGCCGGGCGCCGTGAGCCGGGTGCATCTCGGCACGGAAAGCCAGATGCCCGATCCCTCCATCGAAGCGAAGGAAGGCGCTGGGCAGGCCCCGGCCTATCGAGGCGTGGCTTATGTCGTGTTCGGGGATCTGGCCCTTGAGAGTTTCGGCAACCGCTTGCCCCAGCTCTCCTTCGAGGTGATCCGGCCCTCGCCTGATCCCGACGCGATGGAACGCCTTGTCCGCGCCGTGAACCTGATCCCGTCCGCGGGTGAGTTCGTCTATGCCACCGAGACCGTTACTCGCACCACGGCCGCCCCGGGCCTCTGGGGGGCTTCGGGTGGCAACGGCACCTCCACCCCGGAGAACGAGAACAGTGTCGAAGGCCTGCCTGATCTGGTG